AATGGATCTCCGCCAGAAGGATAATTATAGCCAGTTCCGCCTTTTATTATTTCGCCGGCGCATACCGGATGTGGATAATCTGATGTAAAGGTAAATACTTTGCTCATATATACCTTGTCCGGCGGATTTATCCACGCAGTCAACGGATCATACCATTCTACCGTATCGCCCTGCTGTTTATGCCACGCTGACAGCTTCATGAGTGGTAAGCTTGGAAAGCGGTGATTATCAACATCTATCAGTCCTATTCTCATTACTACCTCGCTTAAATTCTAAGTTAACTGTCCAAAGATTTTCTGATTTCTTCGGTCAACTCTGTTTCTTTTCCGTACAGGTTTTCAATTTCCTCTGCCGCACGCTCTAATAAGTCTTTTATTTTTTCCGGTATATATTCTGTGTCTTCAGATTCCTGCGTTTCGACTACATTTAAGACATCTTCAATTACGGCTGTGTAAAAATTATCCACAAAATCTTCTAATTCAATGTCGTTCTCGCCACATCCTTCTACTATGCTCATGCACTCAATACCTAAATCCATTCCCATGTCGCTTAATGTTTTATCTGCTATCTCATGTATAACTGTTTTTGTATCCGCATACTCACAGCCGAGAGATAAAATATCTCTTATTTCTTCCATGTCCTTTTTTGTTAATTTTCCCATATATTTCCTCCGAAATTCTAATTATTTTATGAAATCGTCTATTGTTATTTGGTAATATATCTTCTGTTCCCTATTCATTTCATTGCAAAATGCACGATATTCTCTTGTGTATTCATAACTATCTTTAAATACATTACATACGGCTGTGTGCAAATTTGGCTCATGCTGTTTCAGCACTTCAAGTTCAAATTCAAGATTTCGCCCACAAGGACAACCGCAACAGCCAGTTCTTTTCAATCCGTATTCTGTGTAACACTTGCTATGCTCAATATCATAGTATTCTTCATAGCATTGTTTATCGTCATTTGTATACCAGAACAAAGGTCTATACTCATCTGTCTCGCCATCTTTTTGGCTGTAGCAATTTTTATATGAACTTGCCCTTGCGCCGCCCTCTGCTTTTCTAATCCCGGTTATTATCAAATCGCATTTGATTTTATGAGAAATATTTTTCTTTGATTTTTCACAGCATTTGTTCGATATTGTAAATGCTGGTGGATTTGCAATCAAAAATTCCTTAAGCCATTTATTCCAACTAATATTATTTCTTTTGCCCGGTTTCAAATTGCACCACCACATCAAGGCAGATTTGCATTTTGGATATTCAGCATATAGTTCCTCAAATGTTTTATCTTCCCACTTGAAATTATGTTTCTGCAATCTGCTTATAAACTCGCTTGCTGTTTTGTTCAAAAACGGCTGTCCGTATGTCGTACAGGCTTTCGGTATCGTCATTCCGTGTTGCCATGCTTCAAACAGTTCAATTTTTATTCCGTATTTTTTCTCCAAGTATTTAATGTGCTCTTTTGTTGCTTTGTATTCCAGTCCGGTATTGAAGCATACATACCGTATCTTGTGGTGTACGTCCACTTTGACACATATATCTACCATGATGTCGCTATCAGAACCACCGGAGACAGAACACACTATTGTTTCATAGTTTTTGTTATTAATGATGTTCCATGCCCGAATCAGATTGTCTCCAATCGTCTGATTCTTAGGAACATTAGAAAGTAATTCATCAAGAGAATGCGCTGTGTTTGGATTTGGAGTATATCCACTATCCAAACCAGATTACGCACAAGCATAATTCTCGACCTCTCGACTACGATTAGAACATCATGTGTTCCCCAAGTGCTTCGGTCTTACAATCGCAAACTCTCTATCATGTGAAAACTATGTAAGTGCAGGCTCCATTCTGTTTTTCATCATTCTCTTGATATTACGTTTTTCAGCCTTAACGTGCTGTATTTCTGATCGTAGAAAAGCAATTTCCTGCTTGTCTCCAACATCAATGGCGTGTTGAAGCATACACTCATACTCTGTAATCGCTTCGTTGCAGTCGCAAATGTCTTGTTGTGTATAGTCTTTTTGATCTGGGACGCACAAGCAGTCCATGAATGTCAAGATAAAATTATCTCTTCTGTATGCTGCGTCTGTACTGTTCATATTAGTTCCTTTCTGATAGTTTTAATACTGTGCTAAGTAGCACATGATTCCACATTCCGGCATAATCTCCGTATCCATGTTCCCACGATTAGGATCAAGTTCATCGAGATATACCGGTCCATTTTTGTCTTTCAAAATTGAATGCCCAACTTCTCTTTCCAGCTTCGCCCGACTTTCGAATACTTCCGGGAAATCTTTTCTTATCCGATTCCAATATCCCATACCGCCCTTGACGCATCCGATACAGTTGTTGTTCGGATATCCAAGGTCATACATCAAAGGTCGGGCAAAACCAAAAGTCTGTTCAAACAATCCATGTACCTCTTCTTTCGAGAGGTTTCTGTCAATGAGTGGAAATTCGTGTGTAGCTTGCGGATTTGCTTCTATCGTCCTCTCTGCCCGGTTCTTTTCCTTAAGGTCGAATCCCCAGACATAGGTCAATTCACAATCTTTATGCTGTTCTTCCCACTCTTTTCTTACTCGTTTCTTTAGCCAGTTCGTGCAAGGTGCGAATCCATTCGCCGGACTTCTGAATCCTCCGAACGTCCTTACGCAATCCTCTACGCACCTGTACTCACTTGATTTCAGTATCTGGATTTCTTTTCCGATTGCTTTTTCGCAATCCTTAATAAATCTGATACTGTCCTCGTGTTGGTCTGCAATGTCAATGTAAATCCATTCGTCAACATCTCCTGCTAAATATCCAGCCATAAAACTTGATATTCCTGCACTTACCCAACATACTTTTAATCTTTTCATGACAACCACTTAACAGATTGCTCTGTGTCCGTGGATAAGGAATTACGGCTTCCAATAGTGCCATACGACACCGCTAATTAAATTCCTTTTGTTCTCGCCTTTCTTCACCTTTAGGCGGTCAACCTTGGTCTACCAAGGCTTCTGTCATTACTCCTTTCTCATTCCATCTGTTTTTAAAATTTCATCTAAGCAGGCATTCCAACCCACCCGACGTATTGATGTGCTGAGATCTTCATAACCGGATTTTAATTTTGGTATCTTCTCCGGCAGTTCCCGGAGCGGACACCAATCTGGCTTTCCAACGTTATATGCATCTTCTTGTGTCACACCACATATTAAATTTAATATTGGATTATCTCTTTCGAAAAAGCTACAAGGACAATCAGCACAGCATTCCGGCATATCGTCCATTATCAATATTGCTTTAGGCATATTCACACTCCTTCCGGTTTCTCGCACCACTCAAATTCGATCACCCACACCCACGGATTAGCATTCCATCCGTAGCGGTCAAGGTCGGATTTCTTGATGGTGGAATCCCATACATCAAAAAACCAAGTGCTGTTGATGTATAATCGAAACATCCCTCTGCTTCTGCATCATCGTCTGTCATATCCTGCAACCGCTCCACTCTCACATCCGTAACCTTAAGCCAGATACGGGCGGCGTCTTTCGGCATGTAGATAGATGGTTTCCACTTTGTAACATCGGCAATGTCATTTCTTTTCCAATCTTCGTAGTAATAGTATCCGTTCGGTGCCTTTTTCCATGTTTCTCTCACGTACAGTATATCGTCCGTGTGATATGGTGGATTCCATCGTTTGCTTAATTCTTCCTCTGTAATATCGTTTGGAAGTTTAAATTCTTCTCCCCATATTTCATGTGCTGTTCTATTTGGATATCCCCATGTGTCAGAATCACTTCCTGCGAATGTGTAACACAGCTTTGATTTAGGCTGTGGCTTTACCAACCGTCTGGTGCAAGTCTTCCGTCCGTCCAGAATTGCCCGAACCATTTCTGTGTTGAATAAAATCGGCAATACCCTACTCATCCTCCGCTTCCTCCGTTTCTTTCTCCTGGCAGTAATACACAATCGGATTGCTCGCATCACAGTCGCAGTTATTCCATTCGATATCTTCTAATGCCCTCTCTTTTGCAATCTGAATGGCTTCCGCTTCTGTATCAGCTTCAATGTCATCATAGTCAATCGTTAATTGTAAACCTACGCCCGCATTCCACTTAGCCAGCTACTCCACCTCCTTTTACAATCTTAATAGCCTTTTCATAGGCTATAAGCATTCCTAATTCCTTTGGTTTATCATTTATAATATCATCGAGTACCCTATTTACTGGTACAAGGCTTTTCAGCTTTTCCAACTGCTGCACAACCTTGTCCGGGTCATAGGCGGTCGGCATATTGTTAATCACATCTTTTACTGCATCATAATCTTTCATGCTTTCAAGACGTCCACTTAAGTTGTCTAAAACCAACCCAGCATCAATCAGTCTTCCCATCGTTCGCCCTCCTGTTCCAATCTGTAGTTGCTTTCGTTCGCTCGTCTTTCCCTGTTCTGATGCCTCCGTCCTGATCCATGTACATCTCACATTCATAGCTTTTTGGAAGTTCTGTTCCGCATTTCATACATTTGATTTTGAACATTACACCAACAGCCGAATGTGATGACTTATTTGTAGTGGTTAAGAACATTGCTTTTCCACCGCAGAACGGGCATGGCTTAAGGCTTTCACTCATTCTTCATCACCCCAATCAATTTTTCTTAAACAATTTGGACATCCATAAGGTTCTTCTACTTGATGCCCACAATCTGGACAATAACCAACATGTTCTTTATGTTTCTGGTATCCAAAATAACTATTCGTTACATGCATTGGTTTCTTTGCTGTCTGCTTCTCCATCGCCGCCCGGCATTCTTCCGAAGTGCCGATTGCGCGGTACTGCTTCAGTTCTTCCAACCATTCAGCAAGTTGCTCATGTTCGTTTGCACATATAGTATTGCCATATGTAATGGCTTCTTTATCAACCGATTCTGGAATATACGCATTATCTTCGATTAGTCTTGCTGACATCTTTTGGCATTCAGCCACTTCTCTTGCGTGTGATATAGCTTCATCAATTGTCATAGTCACACCTCCAACAGTTCCGGGTTATCAATCATGTTGCCGATCACTTCAAAATTCTCTGAATCAAAATCATCCAGTTCCTCGTAGTAATCACAGCCCGGCTCATTCGTACACCATCCGTTTTCGTGCCACACGACACGCTTTCTCGTCTCATCTTCTGGAAACTCATCATCGATATGCCCTGAAAGAATGTCATTTTCAAATATCAGCTTGCCGTTCTTATCGCTTGCTCCAGTGCACCAGCAGACGGTTTTAGGTATAACCTCTACAATCTTATTTCCGCTACTATTTTTCCCGCTATCAACGTCATAAAACTGTTCCGGCTCATTTACGATAATTACCGTCTTTTCTCCAAGGACTGCATAAAATCCAGTTACCCACTGTTTTCTAGTCCCTATTGGTCTTGCTTTACATAAATATCTATCTTCCATCCTTTTTCTCCATTTCTTTCAGCTTGTCTTTGTCATCTCTCCCATGTTAATAATCCTTATTTCACCGCTTTTCCTGTTACAATATCCACATTTTCATCCTCAATAAACTGATTCCGAATAATTTCATCCGTCAGATAGTGTTCCTTACTCTTTGGCTGCTTGCGCCAATAGGAATCAATATAACAGGCAACCCAATTCATAAATTCTTCGATTTTGGCATTCGAAAAGCGGTAAGAATCTTTTAATGTCGGAATACTCAGATACATTGTAGCTGCCAGTGCGCTTTCGATATTCCAATCTGCACCAAGTGCTGCACGTCCGTTTTTAATATCCGCCATATACAATTTTTGTGACATTGGGATTGATTTTACCCACTTGACAACATCAATTTTCTTTTTACGGCAATATGCCATCATGCTCTCGCTCGTTACCGCTTCGTCATCATCGTCCTGCCAAGATTTCCGACGCTCAACGGTTTTGCTATAAAAATTCGTAACCTGCTTAAACGTCATATCAAACTTGTCGTACAAAATGGCTGTAAAAATATATCCCATGTGATTTGCGATATTATCTCCTAACCGGCATTTTGCTAATTCCTGCTTATAAACACTCGACGGAATTAACCTCTGTCTCTGCTGTACGTTATGCATTTGTCCACCTTCCTTGTATTTTTTATTTTATATTTCCACCCGCCATCATCTTTTCAATGATTTCCTCCTGCATCCGCTCTGCGATATGATCCCGGACTGATTCTTCTGGAAATGCGATCTGATATGTCCGCTCCTTGATCCGGTTCGTGATCCGGTCATCGTAGGATAGTTTGTCCAACGAATCATTACTTGTATAAATCGTTACCTTCTGGTTTATGTACCGCTCGTTGATGATCTGATACATTTTATCGTTGATCCATGCCGCCGGTGCTTCCACACCAAAATCATCAATAATCAAAATATCCGTTGTGGAAAGTGCATCTAAAAGCTGGCTTTCACTGTCTGCTGCATCCCTGCGCCATGTATTCTTGATTTCCTGCAAGATGGTCAGTGATACTGCAAATTTGACTGTGTATCTTTTCATCAGTTCATTTGCAATCCCGGCAGCAATCCTTGTCTTACCGCTTCCCTTTGTCCTCGACCAGATATACAGTCCCATGCCTCTTTCCTTCTGGCTCTCGAAATCATCCAGATAGGTTTTTATGATTTTACAGGCATCTGACACCATCTTTTTACTTTCCTGCTTCCTGTACACATCCATTCGAAACGATCTCAGATCCATCCCGCGGAATGCCTCCGGTATATCTGCGAATCGCAACCGCCTTGACATGACCGCTTTCTCACGGCATTTACACGGTACTGCTATTTCAACTCCGTCTTTTATTTTCAAGATCCACTCCCAGCCTTCGCAAATTGGACACACATCAGAATCCCTGGAAGTCTCCGGTGTCTCCGCATTCCTGCATAAGTTCGTTGAGTGATTTTTCATGCGTTCCAGTATCTCTTCCAACTGGTCCATCGTTCTCTCCTTTCAGATACTGCATAAACAAGTTCTCTCGTAAAAAGTTCTCCGGCTTTTTAATATACCGCTCTGCTGTTTTCTCCCGTCTGCATATATCTGCATAATTCTGTGCGGCCAATACCAGATCATCTTCCGGTACACCAGCCAGTACCACATTGCAGTATTCTGTTTCAACAAGACAGCCAGTGCACCGTTTCGGATAGGCTGCTGCAAACTCTCCGAATTTTTCCAAGGGGGATATAGGGGGT